TTAAGAGTGCCCTTGACGATGGCGCGCTTGGCCGATGTGCCCTCTTGACGGACAATCAGGTGCCGCGACCCAGGCGAAAGCAACGCCCGCTCCATCACAGTACCTGTAATTTCGAATGTCTTGCCGGACCGGCTGCCGCCATAGATCAGGCAAAAGCGCTTGCCCTTTGTCAGCAAGTCCCGGCGCGCACGCTCCTGCCCGGGGTTGCGGGTGTACTTCAAAGGTCCTCAGTGTCGCTTTCAAGCGTCACAGTCACGCCGCCGGAATGGTTCAGATCCAGCTTTTCGCCGTACCTGGACGGTCGCAGCTTGCCTGCCATCCACTTGCGCGTGTCAATCCGCAGCCGTGCCCGCTGGATGTGCTCAACACCGCCTTCGCCCTTGTCCGCCGCCTCATCGTATTGGTCGGCAATCGCAAGGCATTCGTCAAAGATCGTGTCGGCCTGTGCAGTTCTCGCGCGCGCGTAGCGCTCCTGAAGGTCTTCGCTCTCATCGAGCCACCGATAAATCGTCCCCTGCACGGGCATGTCATCATCTTTGCAAATCGCCCTAAGGCTTTCACCTGAGCTAAGCCGGTTGCAAATCTCATCGAATAGTTCGTCGCTGAATTTTGGCACGTTGCCGCTCTCTTCTCGTGGCAAGATGTGTGATTGGCAGACCGTTAGCCTAGCCGACTTAGCACTGTGAATGTTTTGCACATTGCTATTCAGGGAAGCCCATATAGCGCCACGGTCATACAGCGCTGCTCATGCGGAAATCACTGTGGCGAAGCCATCAAGCCCCGCCTGTTCCCGGTTATCCCGCCGGGTACGCCGCCCGTGCCGCACAAATCGGGGCATCATGACGCAATTCGGTCTTGACAGACTATTTAGCCGATTTTGTCGGGGGAATCAATGGGGGTAGGTGTGTAGCACGTAGTCGCCTCTGCCTCTTTGATTTGACGTCGCAGCCGATTTGCCGCGCCTGCCAAGCCTTCTGCATTTGCAGCGCCTCAAGCAGGTCCTCCCGCAACCGGCAAACGCTAGCATCCATCCAGTGAGTCAATCGTTCATCCATCACTCACCCTCGTTAACAGGAGGGATGGCCCGCTGCGCCCACATCATCGCCTCGTCAAGCTTTGTTTGCGCAAGCGCCCGCTCGCGCGACGGCGGCAGGAACGCAACCGCATCCATCGCCTCTGCGATTTGCTCTTGGACCAAATTCCCAAGTGTAAATTTATCCATCACCCTACCCTTTCCACCCAATCAAGATCCGTCGCGACCACGACCCGATCCACGGTCATAATCACGGACCCGTCGCTAATCCTATCGACCGTGCCGACCTTGCCCGCGAATGCGCCCTCAACGATTTTTGCCTTGCCGCCGACATGGGGCTGCTTTGCTTGCCTCGCGGCGATTTGCTCGGCCTTGATCTTGTCGGCCAGTTCTTTGACGCGCTCGGGTTGCTGCTGCATGTATGCGATCTCCGCTTCCGTGATGATGCGCGGCACGTCGCCGACTTTGACCACGTCCAGAACAACGCGGCGGGTTTTGATGATGTGCCATTGCGGGGTCCGATCCACCTGGATGAACAGATATCCGCTGGGGTCTGCGATTTTCGTCCGCGTGCGGCTTCGGGACTGGCCCGGCTTGGCCTTGCGCTGCGGATCACGCCGCCAGCGATGCGGATACCATGCGTCAAGCGCCCCTGCGTTACTGAATAGCGCCTCAGCAACGCTCTCCTGCCCACTGAGTACGGTCATGATGTACCAGCGGGGGTCGCAGGGGGTTCCGAATAGACGGCTCTGTGTGGGGCTTTTTGGGGTCACTCTGGGGTCTCGCTCTGCTCTTTGCGCTGGCACGAAGAAATCCACGCAACCCACGCCACGCCTGAATTAAAAGCCAGCACCCCGATAAAGATGAACTTGAACGCGACATGCATTTCCGCGCCGTCAGTCATTAGGGCGAAGGCCATAAAGAAGCCGAGAAAAGCGCCGACGGCGAAATACAGGATCCACATCACCCATCCACCTCCTTGAATGCCGCATTGATTGCCGCGATGGCCCAACCAGCAACCAGCAGTGCCCCGCGTATCGCGCCGTCCCCCTGTCCGCCGTGGCGCATGTTGCGGATCAGGGTTTTGCAGTCGGCGATTTGTTTTAGCTGGTCAGGGGTCATGCTGCTGCCCTCATGCTGTTTGCCGCAAACACAGCCCGCGCGAAGCCCGCCGGGGTCGCGTTGCGGAACGCCTTGCGCTGTGGCCCTGGCGCTGCCTTGTGGATCCGGTCATCCGGCGGGCCAAGGTCAGCACGCGCCGGAGGCGGCATAACAAACCCGCCGCCTGTCCATAGACAGGTTTTCTTGGTGTAGTTGTCGCCGGTCTCGAACCGGGTGTAGTCACTCGGGTGAAACGTGTGGTCAGGCTTGCGCCAGTATGTTGACATGGTGCTGACCGGGTTCTCGATGATGTACGGTGATCCGAAGCGCTCTGCGGCCTCAGCTGCCGTTGCGAATTGAGCGACTGACTGCTGTAGCGCCCGGAGGCCCTTGCCCCGGAACCACCGCGCGCCCGAGACCGCCAAATGGTCGCAAGGCGGGAAAGCCGCCAGGAACGCCACGTCACCGCGCTTGAATGCTGTGATTATCGCAATTGCCATATCTGGCGCTGTCAAGTCGCATCGCGCGTAGTGGGTATTGCCCTCTGTCCGGTTGTCGTTTTCGATGTCCAGGCAAATGCACCGATACCCAGCATCCGCCCATGGCTGGGCCATGATACCGCTTTTCTCGAATAGCCCCACGTAGATCATACCGGCATCCCCGCAAGCGTGATCCGGTTAACCCGCGTGCCGTGCAGACCGCCTTTTGTGTGAGACGTGTTCTTTTCGATCTTCGTGACTTGATACCGTCCGAGTCGGGCAAGTCGTTCTTCGCGGGTCTCAGTCTGGGGCGGGTCGTATGGCTTATCGGTGCGGGAATAGTACCGCGAATTGGCTGATGTGACCCGCCGGATGATATGGCCCGACTCAATCAGCGCGTTCAGCCGTGGAGCCATCGCGCGGGCTGTTGTCCCGAAGTGCTTGGCGATCAGGATTGGCGCACGCTCTTCGGACAGGTAGTCGAGAATTTCAGCGTCAGTCATGCCGCGCCCTCCCAGGGGGCCTGCGAAAGGGTCACACCTGCGCGGCTGGAGGGACGCGGGATGCGCTTGACTGGCTTGGGGTCTTCGCCAAGCGCCCCGTGACGGAAGAATTGCGGGTGAGAATTGACGTCCACTTTGCCAACCTCCAAACGCAGCAATCGCAAGCGGAATTGAAAGCTGTCATCCGTAATAAACCGTCGTCGCGCCGCCTTGATGGCGTCTCTGACCGTGCACGGAGTCCGCCCAATGGCCTTGCCGATCTGACCGTTTGATTTGCCCAGCTCCTCTTTCGCGACAAGGCAGACCGCATGTCGTGGCGCTGTCTCTCTGATCCCTTTGCTGCGACCAAGGATGTCCGCTGTGGGGACGCCGAAGATCTTGGATGCGTGCTCAATCACCTGCGCAATGGTGTAGCGCTCTGGGGGAAGGATTGACGGGTTCATTCTGCTGCCTCCAGTCTCGGGTTTTTGCGAAGAAAGGCCCCTCGGGCCGCAATGATCAAAGCGCGAATGTCGCCCTCGTTCGGCATCTTGCGGGGATTCTTTTCGACCCATTCACGGCAGGCCTGCTTGACCTCGGGCAACGGGTAGTCGCAAAGCACGTCCATCCAGTCTTCGACCATCCGGTCATGCGCCATCGTGCCCCTGTCCCTATCCCAGCCGAACCGGTCCATTTTTTTTGCCATGACCTCCAGTTCAACCGCGACCATGGCCTTGTGCTGCGCCAAGTCCTGCGAGCCTAGCGATTTGCTCAAGAGCAGGATCAGGCCGGTTTTCGGGTCTCGGGGCAGGTCGTTGAGCGTAGTGAGATTCATATCGGCCTCCTGAGGGCGTGCGGTCGTCGTAATTGCCTTCGAGAAGCTTGGCGAAAGACGACTGGCGGGTGAGAAAATCGAAACTTGCGGTCCAACCACGGTCGTTCTGACCGCAGCAATGACTTGACCCTTGGGCTTTGGCTAACGCTGCCTGCCATCCGGCAAGCCCCCCGCTGTCCCTCAGGCGTGCCGCCAAGGCAGACCGTCGGGCCTTGCTAAGAACCTGACAACGTGGCCAGCCGCTTTCCGTCGCTGCGGCGTTGTACGCACTGACAGCCTGGGCGATTTCATCGATAGGCTTGGCAGGCGGGTCATCACCAGATGACAAAGAAGATACGTTAGTATCTTCTACTATATCTAGTTCTGGTTCTGGCTTCTGGGGCTTAAGGCCACCCTTAACCTCAGGGTTATCCGACGGCGAAATACTCCTTTGATTTGAAAGGGTTGGATTACCCCCCTTACGGCCATTATTGCGCGCTGTTGCCGCCTTTTTCGACATACGGGTCAGTTTCCGCGAGTAGATTACGCCCTTGCGAGTCCGGGAGAATATGCCCGCGCTTTCCAGTTCACCGAGCATTGCTGTGATCTGGTCCGGGGGGGCACCTACCAAGACGGCAAGCTGCGCATCTGTCGGGAATTGTCCGTTGACGAGAAGATGTCCGTAAGGGGTGGCTTGATGCATCAGGCAGATCAGTTCGACCCATAGGCCGCGCGCTGCCAAGCTGCACATCTTTAGGGCGGGGTCATTCCGCCAATCTGAGGGATAGAATTTGAACCAAGGGTCACTCATCGGCAGACTCTTTCTCTGGGTACCCAAAGGCCTCCAAGAATTCCTGGTTGCGCTCTCGATGCCGCAGGATTGCGCTTTCTGTCGCTCTCTTGATCGCTTCGTCGTCAATCTCTAGAATAACGCCCGCCAGGTCTTCTCGGCGCACTCCTATCTTGCTTCGTAGCGCCGCCGTCACACCCTTCCCCGGGACGTCCTCCGTGGCTATCAGCGCCATACCAGGGGCAAATTCCTCAGTATACTCAAGGAGTTGCCGGATCAGAACTTCCCCACACAGGAAATCCATCACTTCCGTCGCGTCGGCCTTGAAAAACTCTTTGGATGTGTTGTGGCGCGAGAACTCAAAGCGAGAATGGACCGCGACCTCACCCGAAATACAGTCCGGCACCAACACCGAAAACAAAATGTTAAAAGGCTCTGGAACGCCAGTTGCTGAACTCAATTCAGCAGCCCTCTGCTCAACGGACCTTGATGTCCTGCCGATTTTCAGCAACCCCGGCATGGAGGGGTTGGAAAGCACATAAATATAACCCTTACTCATACCTCGTTCACCGTCACATCTTGGGCCGCAAGAATGGCCTTTTTGATCTGGTAAACCTCGGTCGGGTATCCCTTGGCGTCCTCAATCACCTTCACCCCGTTCAGGGTCCAGTCGATGTATTCAAAGTCAGCTTTGTAGACCATGGGCTTGCCTGTGGGGGTCAGGATTGGCCCGAGTTTGCCACACAGGATCAGGGGCACCTGACGCTTAAGGCAGGTGATTTCCCCCGCCTTTTCGCGGACCTTAAGCACCTTCCAACGGTTGGCCTCGCGCTTGCTATCAAACCTGATCCCGTCCACTTCGGTTTTGGTGGCGTTCTTGACGCGCTTATTATCGCTGGGTGCTTTTTGTGCAGCGTATTCTGCCGCTGTCATGCGCTCGGTCACACACGGCCCTCCCACATGAATGGTATCGAGTCGTCAAGCTGCTGCTGCGTCGGCCTGCTGCCCTGCTGTGGGGCTTGGTAGTTGTCCTGACGGCCCTCTGAGCGGCCCTGCGGGCCATCCAGTAGCGTCAACTCGCCCTTGTAGGGCCTCAGCGTCACCTCGGTTGAATAGCGGTCCTGTCCGGACTGATCTTGCCACTTGCGGGTCTCTAGCTGACCCTCGATGTAGACCTTTGACCCTTTGCGCAGGTACTGCTCAGCGATGCGCGCCAATGGCTCAGAGAAAATAGCTACGCTATGCCATTCGGACCGCTCTTTCCGCTCCCCAGTGCTCCTGTCTTTCCATGTCTCGGATGTGGCGATGCGCAGGTTGCAGACCTTGCCGCCGTTCTGGAAGGTTCGGACCTCAGGGTCTCGGCCCAGGTTGCCGATGAGCGTTACACGGTTTACCGATCCGGCCATTATTTTGACTCCTTTGACTTCTTGATCAACCGCTCCTCACGACGGTGAAGCCGGGAATGCCCGGACCGCGTAACCAGCGCCAAGTTGTTGTCCTGATTGTTTGTTTTATTGCCGTCGATGTGATGGACGCACTCGTCCTCTAAGAGGCGTCGCCCAAGCCGCTTCTCCATCGCCACGACGTGCACGCTTCTCGATTTATGGGGACCGCGCGTGTATTCTATGTATCCACTTGGTTTAAGCGATACGCCCGCGCAGTTCCCTGCATTTGCCCACTCGATCCGCCCTCTGGAAATATTATTGCAATGCTCCTGCGTAAAATGTCGGCTCTTACCCCTAGTCCCAGACCCAAGCCGCCCCTCTTTGGCAGCCATTCTCACCGCCTCATCCCGACTGCGGAGGACGGATCTCTTGTGGAGGTGGTACCGCAGCGTACTGCGACTCATGCTCAGATCGTCGGCAATTTGGGGGATGCTTTCGCCAGCGATGTAGCGAGAGACGGCAAGTTCCAGACGTGCGCTTTTGTGCGCTGTGTATTGAGTGCTCAAAAGTCTATCTCCCCACCAGAAACCGCCGCACGGGTGACGCTTAGGTATTGAAAGTCAAAGCCATTCAGCGCGCGGAATTGGCCACGGTCGCGGTGAAACATGTCGTGGCAATCACGGCAGAGCGTGATGGCATCTTCGTCCGCTGATTTAAGGCCCGCGCCAGGGAGACGCACATAAAGCCCCTGCTCTCCAAGAGGCGGCATGTCCCTGCAATGATGTGCGTCGTTTGGAGGTGGCGCACCGCAGGTCACACAATACTCAGCGCAGACCTTGTCCAAGTGCTGTGGGTTTTTCTTGACCTTCGGCGTCTTCTGGAACACCGGGCGCTGTGTGATGTTCATGCGACCTCCTGATAGCGTTGAAGCTCGGGGTCGGTCAGGTAAAAGCCCTCGGCCCGATAGTCGCGAAACATCTGGTCCATGTATTCGCATAGCTGCGGCACGGTCATGTTGCGGGTGACGGGGATGTCCAGAACCCGCAGGGCCTTGCACTTGGAGGGGCGATTGAGTGCGTCGAAAATGTATGAGAACGCCGCCGACCACTCCGGGTCCTCACGTAGCTTGATAGGCACGCCATAGGTCAGGTTGCAGTCGGCTTTGACCTCGGCAAGCGTCATGTCGCCCTTCTGGGTGGCGATTTCGGAAAACCATTTGTGGATGGTCCGGTTCATGGCGTTGGAGCGCTTCTTGTCCTGACCAAACGCGACCGTGAACGGCAACGTCATCCCCTTGACGTCAGCAGCGAGGCGCGCTTGATCAGCCGCATTTTCGACCGTGCGGATCATTACCAGCCCGCCGCGATAAAGCGCTTGTGAATCTCACGCGTGCGGGCCACGTCGTCTTGGCAATACTCGGCAATCTTGGCGTGCTCGCCGTTGGCCCATGCCTCTGCGACCTGAGACCCGTCAAAGCCGTCTTTGCCGTCAATGCCGAGAATGTTGCACAGGTTATCCATGCTGATCTTGCCGGTGCCACCTGCCCACATGGACATTGTGTCCTCAACGTTTCGGTCCCACGGCTTGGGGTCGCGGGGGAATACCGTGCGGGCTGGCATGGGGATGCCGAGAACGACGGCTCTCTTGCGCAGAAAGCCAAGATCAAAACCGGTAATGTTGTGGCCAACCAGGGTCTCGCTGTGGAAGGGGTCTAGGGCTGAGAAAAACGCACTGATAACCTCGCGCTCACCTTCAACTGTATCGGCATGTGACACATCAATCGGGCTGTCATCCTTGGCCCAAGCAATGGTGCAGACGTGCCCCCGGCCCCCGTCAAAGCTGGTCTTGGCCAAAGCCTCTTTGGCTGCGGCCTCGGATTTGAGTTCCCACCACTGCTTGATTGACGCCTCGTTCTTGAGGGTCTTGGGCGGGGCGACTGACTTTTTCGCCGCCTCCAGCGCCTCGGGGCCTTGTGCGGGAATGGTCTCAATGTCGAAGTAAACGTAGGTGTTCATTGCGTGGCCCCCTCAAACTCGGGGATGCTGTCGTCCAGTTCGGCTGTCTGCTTGGCTTTGATCGTGGCGTTGAGCTTGGTCATGGCCTTTTGCAACATGTCCGCCGGGAACTGCTGTAGAGACACAGCGCCGTAAGCCGTGACCAGCTTTTCCTCAGAAACGCCCGCCTCTTCGGCCTTGTCGCGTAGCTGGATGTATTGATCTGCTGACACTGTCGGGCGCTTGTTCCGGCCCGCGTCGTTGCCATCGTCATCCTCTGGCGCGATGCCCGCCAGTGACATGAGGCCATAGCGTCGGGCGTATGTGATTGCAGACCCGAGACCCTGCATATCGTTCTTCCCGACAATCAACGGGATGCTGCATTCCAGTTCTTCACCGGACTCATGCAGGAAGATGGTCACGACCGACCGCCCGTCGCCCTCGGTGCGCATGGGCTGGATCACCGCGATGCCGTTGGCGTTCAGCGCAGGCAGGCAGGCGTCCATGACGGATGATAAGTCTGCATACTTGCTGCCAAAGTGCGGGTTTTTAGCTGATTTCAGGGCCTTGCCCATATCCGCTTGTGCGTGCGCCAGAGCAACCGCAATGGTCTTGTGGCTTTTGGGTTCCTCGGGCTGGATGTCTGTGGTATGTGCGTTCACGTCTGGTCCTCCAATGACCGGGCTTTGGCTGGTTGCGGGCTCGGTACCTGCGCCAGCCGTTTCATTTTCAGGTGTCAAAGCGGGTCTCCCGCAGGCAACGGCTTGACCGGACCCCAGTGCTCGCCCGACGCCATCATGCAGGACAGCCCGCGCGCGTCGGAGATAACGATGGTCCAGGTGCCGTTC